GCTGCAAAAGAATATGGATTAGATCCAAAAGCAGATATGTGGAGATTACCTCCAATGTTTGTAGGTCAGTATGCAGAACAAGATGCAAAGTCTACACTTAAACTTTGGCAGAGATTAAAAATAGAATTGTATAATCAAGAGCTGATGGACATATTTAATTTGGAGACAAGATTGTTTCCATGTCTTGTTGATATGAGATTCAAGGGAGTTAAAGTTGATTTAGAAAAAGCACAAAATATTAAACAAAATTTAATCAAAAGGGAAGAGACTTTAATAAAAAAAATAAAAGATTTAACTGGTGTAGATGTAGAAATTATGGCAGCCAGATCAATAGCAAAAGCTTTTGATAAACTTAAACTTCCGTATGATAGAACTGCAAAGAGTAATGAACCAAGCTTTACAAAAAACTTTTTACAAAATCACCCACACGAATTACCACAAGCCATTGCAGAAGCAAGAGAACTAAACAAAGCTCACACTACATTTATAGATTCTATTACTAAACATGAATACAAAGGCAGAATACATGCAGACATAAATCAAATTAGATCTGACCAAGGTGGTACAGTTACAGGTAGGTTTAGTATGAGTAATCCAAACTTACAACAGATACCCGCAAGACATCCTGAACTTGGTCCTATGATTAGATCTATATTTATACCAGAAGATAAACACGTTTGGGGTAGTTTTGACTACTCACAACAAGAACCTAGAATTTTAGTACATTACGCAAAACTGCAAAATTTGTCAGGAGTTGATGAAATTGTAGACGCATACAACGCCGGAGACGCTGATTTCCACCAGGTCGTGGCCGATATGGCAGGCATAGAACGGAAGCAAGCCAAGACGATTAATTTAGGTCTTATGTATGGAATGGGTAAAAATAAATTGATGGCAGAACTAGGTTTGATGAAAGAGTCTGCAGAGAAACTAATCAAGCAGTATCACACCAAAGCTCCATTTGTAAAACAGCTTATGGATAATGTATCTAGAAGAGCAAACGATAGAGGTAAGATCAGAACTTTGCTAGGTCGTGCATGTCATTTTGATTTATGGCAGCCTGTCCAATTTGGGGTTTTTAAACCTCTACCCCTGGAAGAAGCAAGAAAAGAATACGATGAACCCCTAAAAAGAGCCTTTACTTACAAGGCTTTAAACAAGTTAATACAAGGGTCAGCTGCAGATATGACAAAAAAATCAATGGTAGCTTTGTATGAAAATGGTATAATACCACACATACAGATTCATGATGAGGTAGATATCTCTGTTGAATCTGATGTACATGCAGAAGAAATAATTAAAATTATGGAATCTGCTGTTGAACTAGCAGTCCCAAACAAAGTAGATTATGAAAAGGGGGCTAACTGGGGTGAAATTAAATAATGGCATATTTGAATGCAAACATACCGGCGACGTACGCACAGATCAGAAAAGAATATCTTTATGATCTTAAAAAACATCATGGCGAAGTTGAAGATTGTATTATCTTCGGCATATCGTGTATGGGTGGAAGGGCTATATTATTTCACGCTATTATGGGTAACGGTGCAATATTTTATCGCCTTCCTATTAGCGCGTTTATTCAGCAAGGATATAAACCAGAGGACGTTCCCAAGCGACGCCTTG